TGCTGTTACTGGTGCAATGTTACCAAGAATAGCAAATTCTATATCTCGTTTTAGTTCTTGTCCTGCTTTAGCTAATTGATAAGCTGTTTCTGTTTTACGACCAGCTTTATCAACAGAATCAAGAGTACCAGTAATGTTTACTGTTTTACCCATAATTTGAGTTCTGTTAGTAGCACGAACTGTAGGTACTGCTGTAAATGCTGCTGCATCTGCACCTTCAATTAATGCTGTGTTAGCTGCTGCACCTAATGTGTCAGTCTGCCACTCATGGAGAGTAGCTGTTGCTTTTGTTTTTCCGATTGAAGAAACTACAGGAGTTTCTGTCGGAGCAATATTGTATATGGTGTTGGATAAATCCTCACGCATACCAATTGCTTGATAAGTATGAAATGCTGCCATTGTTATTTTTCCTTAAATAAAGTTTTCAAATAAAGCTGCTGCATCTCTGGCATCACCAGTTTGCAGTAACCTCTTGTGTTGTTTTTTAGTTCTATCTGTTACAGTCTGCTTTACTTTAGCTCCACCTTTCATTGTCTTAGGAGCTTTTGCAACTTTCTTCTTAACACCTG